AAATGGGAATCCCGGGAATGGGAAGAGCCTATAAGATTATACGTGCTTATTATCTTGGGGGCGAAGACTGATGAAAAAGAAAAGCGTTCTTGAATATGCAGGAAGAAAGCCGGCAGGCAAAAGAAAATGTACCATAACAGCCGACATTGTAAAGATTGGAACAGAATCGTATCTGATAGCTGACCTGTGGAAAGAAAAAGCCCATATTTACAGAATGGCAGCAGGATTTAATGATTATGCTAACTATGACTATAAGACTGCAAAATGGGATAAAAGGATAAGATGGAACAACAAGTATTATAGCGAAGTTAAAAATGCTTACATAAGTGATGCAGATACAAAGAAGATAACAGAATTTGCTGAGGCAGTCAGCGGTGAAAAACATAAATATGGTGCAGATATATTCCGCGTTGAGGAAGAGGCTGACTATAAAAAGACAAGGGAGAGGGAATACCGCAGCCTTCTCGAGATGGAGACTCTTTTTAACAATATACCAGAAGTACCGCAGGAGTTTTCAGAAACAATTAAAAAAGACACAGCGGCAACAAACAGAATTTATTACAAAAGAAGCGGCAATAAGGCAGAATATACATGTGCACAGTGCGGTGAGACTTATACCGAACGCACAAAAAGAACCGATACAGAAGATTTCTGCACATGTGGGATGATGCCTTTATATATGCCACAGCGAGGTGAAATTTACAAATGCAAGAAATGTGGTGAAAGCGGCGTGCTTATACAGGCTGGACGTGCGAAAATATCAAATGACGCATTTACAACACTGCTGTATCAGTGCCTTCCTGATGGAATGCTTCTGATAAGAGCTTTTTATACGGATGTAACAAGGAGCCGGTACAGCATGATGAACAGCAATACAAGGGAGTATGAAAGAATTTTTTTAAAACGCGGATATGCAAGATTTTATATAAAAGATTACAGAAATACATGGAGCCGTTCAATGTATCCCGGAAAACTTGTAGAGACAAAAGACGTGTCTTGTATAGGTGCAGATGCTGTATGTGAAAGTGATTTAAGATACTGCCCGAAGGGTCTGCATACGCTTCTCCGGTCTTATCTTGAGAAAGACCGGATACTGGCAAAAATACAGGCTCTTGTAAGCTATGCACGCTGTCCGCAGATTGAAACACTTTACAAGATAGGATTAAACGGGATATGCACACGCATTCTCTGGAAAGAGGGAGTAACAAAGGAAATAAATAAAAAGGCTGTAACGGCAGCAGATGCCTTAAAAGTAACAAAAGAAGAGCTTAACTGGATAAAGCTGGGGGAAGATTCAAGCAGGCTTGAATTTACACATGTAGCACACAGGAACAGTATTCCCTTCAAGCAGTGGGAGACAGGTTTTATGTACTATCTTAATTGCCATGGTAATTACAGTGGCCTAGAGCTTGTGCTTAAATATCTTACGCCGGAAAGGCTTGACAATGTAATTAAAAGATATATGGGTCAGGGTCACTATAATACAAAATATGAAGCCGTTCGTGAATATGCAGATTATCTTAAAGAACGCATATCGGCCGGTGATGATCTGTCAAATGACGTATATCTCCGCCCGGGTAATCTGTATGAAACGTATACGAGGATAAGGCGGGAAAACGAACTGAAAAGGTCCGAAAAATATATGGCAGAAATGCTGGAAAAATATCCAAAGATAGCAGATTACAGCAAAAAGATAAGCAGAGCGTACACATGGCAGCAGTCGGGTTATACAATCCGCCCGGCAAAGGATGCAGGTGAGATTGTGATGGAAGGAAGAATCCTGCATCACTGTGTGGGTTCTGATGCACAGGGCTATATGAAAAATTATAACGAAGGGCGGAGATTTATTCTTCTGCTTAGAAAAGACAGCATGGCAGACGAGCCGTACATAACAATAGAGATAGAGGGCACCTGTATAAGGCAGTGGTATGGCCACAACGACACAAAGCCGGAAGAGGAGATTATAAAACCGTTGCTTGAGCAGTATGTAAGTTATTTGGAAAGCAGAAAAAGGAGAAAGACAGCATGAACGAATTGGAGCACATAGAAGATTTTAGAACATTTAAGGCAGAGCTTGACCGCCAGCTTGCAGAATCGGCAGAAGGCTTTGTAAGGATAGGCTATCTTCTTAAAAAGGCAAGGGATACGGACATCCTTAAAGAATCCGGATATTCAAATGTTATAGAATTTGCAAAAGCGGAATATCACATTGATAAGACGACGGTATCACGTTTTATCAATATAAATGACAGATTCAGCGAGGGAGGCAATTCGCAGTATTTAAAAGAGCAGTACAGAGGTTTTGGATATTCAAAGCTTGCAGAAATGCTCCAGCTTCCTGATGAAATCATTGAAGAGCTTACACCGGAGTTTTCAAAAGCAGAAATAGCAGACATCAAGCATGAGTATGACGAAGAAAAGAAAATATCTGATCTTGAACTGCTTGCTGAACAGTCAGAGGCGGCATCAGAAGAAACGAAAGAAATGAATGAGCTTGAAAAGGCATTCAGGCAGATTGCGAATGACAATGTTGAGATATTTGACAGGCTGTATGAAGCAAAAGACCGTGATGAGGAGCAGCTTTTTGAAGCACTTGCACCGGCAGGGGATATGATTTATTCAGTAAGGCTTGCGGGCATAGGCAGACTTATGATGTCAGTCAGGGCAAAAGAGAAAAAAATAACACTTACAAACGTCAGAAACAGCGAAAAAACAGAATGGGAAGCTGATTCAGTCATGGCAGCAGTAAGCAGGGTATTTAATACAGCTTCTGATGATATAAAAGAGTCATACGCGGAAATGTATAACGAACCGTATCCTGAAAAAGATGAAGTTGCACCGGTGCAACATCCGGAAAAGAAAGCGGTACGCAAAGAGAAGAAAGTAGTACGTGCGGTTCAAAAGCCGGAACAGCCACAAAGCCGGATACCAAAGGATGAAGAGTCAGAAAAGCCGGAGGATGAACAGATACCGGGACAGGACAGCATTGAAAACCATCCTGAATATATGCCGGAAACAAAAGACAGTACAGAAGAAGATGAAAAGCAGGAAGAACCAGAAACAGCAGAGAATATCGAAGAGACGGAACAGGAATGCTGGAGAGTAATAAAAGAGGCAGGTAGAAAGATAGAGCTGTTCATAAGGGATTATTCAGACGGTTTTATCATTCCGTCAGAGAGCAATGTGGCAGCAGTAGAGGAAAACTGTAAATCAATAATAACGGAATTAAAAAGATATGTAACATTAAAAAGCAGCAGATCTTAATGAAGACATAAACAGAGTAAAAAGCGGTACCTATTAATTCAAAGTCAAATATATATATATCACAAAATTGACGGCAGACCCGGGAGTTTCGGCTTCCGGGGGAAAGGAGAAGAATGGAAACTAAGTATAACATTGATGATGAAGTGTTAATAAAAGCAAGGATACGGCGTATAGCTGTTCGTGAAGACGGCAGTATAGAATATGCCGTACAGGGAAATTCAGCAGAATACATGATTTACAAAGAAAAAGACATAATCGGGAGGTACGGGAATGAATAAGGACATAATCGAAAGATCCATTAAAGAATATGGCAGAATAACACAGAGCGTTATATGCATGGAAGAATGTTCAGAATTGATACAGGCAGTAAGCAAGCAGATAAGAGGTATAGGAAGCAAAGAAAACCTTGTTGAAGAAATGGCAGACGTAACAATATGCCTTGAAATGCTGAAAGATATTTATGACATTGATGATACAGAAATAGGGCAGCAGATACAGTATAAACAGGACCGCATGGAGCAGAGGATGGACAGAGAAGAAATATGTGAAATGTGTATAGAGTATATGCCTGACACACAGTGTGAATATGAAATTGAGTGCAAAATGATGGAGACATTAAGGAAAATAAAGGATTTGAAAGAGCAGAACATGGTCTTGCAGGAAGAAAATAATAGAATAAAAGCGGAGATTACAGGGAGGTAGTTGAATCACATGCGTAAAAACAAGTTATCAACATATTGCAACTGCGAAAATTGTACTAATTGCAGATGTCAGGAAGATAAATACACCTGTGAGGACAAAACAGTAATAGACGGTTACATGCCTATGCAGGATTATTATTATTGTCGTGGCGAAAGATTTGACAGAAAGAAGGTATAACATGGCAGAGAAAAAAGACTGTATATTTAACAGAGCAGATGACTGCAGAGCATTGAAGATGAAATACTGCAGATGGGAAGAAAAAGAGTGCAAATTTTATAAGAGCTGTAAGATATACAATGAGACAGGAATGTTAAAAACTCGTAAAGAGTAATATACATATCATATTCAAGCAAAGAAAAAGGAAGCCTGTAACACACGAATACGCAGGCTTCCTAGACTCATATACCGAACATATGTATTGTAGCATGAAAAACAGATATAATCAATAAGGGAAGTGGATATATGAGTTTAAAAGGAAAATTGGAGCAATATAGTGAGGTAATGCTAGAAATTGAAGATTTAAGGCGTAGAATTGCTGTATTGGAAAAAGAATTACGAGCAATGGAAAATGGTGGTTACATGGTTCAGGATAAAGTGAATGGAGGAGAGGGAAATTTAAAGCATTATAGAATAGAGGGAAGTCCATATCCAGAATATTCAAAGAAGACAACGCTGTTGATTTACAGGCGGCAGCAGTTGAAAGAGCGTGAGGAAGAACTGTTAAAGCTGACTAATGAGGTTGAAAAATACATATCTAAAATAACAGATAGCAGAATACGAAGAATTGTAACATACAGATATATAGATAATTTGGCATGGTATCAGGTAGCCCAGCATATGGGGGGAAAGCATACGGAGGAAAGCTGTCGAAAGGCTGTAGAAAGATATTTAAAAAAAGATGAAGAAATGTCCAAATTGTCCGTTTAAACCATGATAATATTTACAGTGGAACAGATGCAGATAGCACTGAACCATAAACCGAAGACGGTTTACTGATATTTAACCCCCTCTGCGGACGCTGGCATATAGCTGGCGTCCTTTTTTCTGATTAATTATTACATTTTGTCATATTTTGTTGTTTTTTGAAATGTTTTATTATATCATAAAAGAAAAAGTGCAAGGGGGCATTTATATGGGTAAACGAGTAGATTTTTACACTATGACAATTTATAAGAACGGGAGAAAGACGGATTATAAAATTGATGTGTTTTTAGACGATATTGGGAATATATTATTTGGCTCTAAAAATGATATTAATAAAACTAAGTCGATTGCAGAAAGACAAATAAGATTATTTTCTTATTTTCGCAAAGCTGAATCAGGACAGGTTGTATTGCCATTTGGTAAACAAAAACAGACAAATAAACCGTTTATGGCAGATGATAAAGATAATTTAGAGGAAATACCAAGGGATTTGTATGATGTTAATTCACTTGGATATGATAAGAATTATAATATTGCTGTATTTACAACAAACAATCAAGGACCAACAATTAGAAATGTTGAAGAGTATCTAAATTCATTTATTCCTGATGGAATCAATGCAGAATTGCGTATAGAGCCAATAAATTACAATTCAGGAATAGAAAGTGTTAGAAATGCAGAATTAGTTAAGTGTGTAACATTTAATTTGGATTTAGGACAGTCACTTAATAATTTTTATATTGGTGAAATCGAAAATAATAGGGACACTGGGTTAATTAATGCTTTTAGAAATATTGCAGAATCATCGAAAAACACCGGTGAAAGCAGAACTTTATCATTATGTATGGGATTAGGACATAATAAAAGGAGTGCAACATTAAATATCGATAGTATGTTGTATTTGTTGGAAAAAATAAACATAGAGGCATCTTTTGTTAAAGAAATTATTGTTACTTACAAGAATGGAACAGAAGATCCTATAGATTTTGCAAAATTGAAAAATTCCAATATATTATTATCGTATCCATGTAAGTGTAATGATTCACAGGTAACACCAAGTGCACTTATCGATAATTTTGATGATGCGATTGCAAACAAAATTGCTATTATTACAAGACATTTAAGAGAATTTTATGTTGATAGAGAGGAATTTTCAGGAGATAATATTAATATTGTTATTAGGTAGGTTTGAGTTGAACTTAAAATGTTGAGGTGAAAGTAAATGAAGAAACATATTTCAACGAAGTTTAAGAATGTTGTTGAAGAAATTTTGGCATTGATTAAAAACACAAAGTTAGAAATTACAGCGATAATTATTTCAATAGTAGTTGTTGTTCTTAAACTAGATAATAAATTAAACCTCAAAGATTATTTTACAAGTGATAGATTAAATGGTATTGCAGCATTTTTTGCAATAACAATAGGCGTATATATTGCGGTAGTAACAATACTTGCCACATCTGAGCTTGCAATCAGTAAAAATATATTGAAAAAAAAGCTTGATAAAAAGTTAATAAATATAATAATTGTCGGAATTGTAGAAAATATCTCGGCAGCAGGTATAGCAATGTTCATACCTATGAATGTAATAACAAGATATATACTATTTGTATTTATAATAATATCAATACTGTCATTTGTTAAATTTATAATTCTTTTATTGCTCCTATTTAAGGGAAATCTAAATCAGATGGCTAAAGACATTGATTCAAGAGATCGTTATGAGAATGAAATATACAATTGTTTGAACAAGATTGCGAATGGTGTTGAAAAAAATTTAAAATGATAAAAATGGTTGTTGTGTAATTAGTGCAACAACCATTTTTTATTATGAAAAGAGGTGATGACTGTGCCAAACGCACCAAATTACGAACAGGCTGAAAATGATTATATGACCGGAATGAAATATAAAGACATCGCTCTGAAGTATGGGGTGTCGATTAACACGGTCAAAAGCTGGAAAAAGAGATACGAATGGGAACGAAAAGGGGTGCACACAAAAGAAGAAAAAAGTGTGCACACAAAAAATATAAAAGTGTGCACACAAAAACGCATCGATAGGTGCAGGAAAAAGAAAGCTGTTGTTGAGGAAGAAAATGCCGTAAATGAAAATGCGGATTTAACCGAGAAACAACAGCTTTTTTGTGTGTATTTCGTTAAGTATCTCAATGCCACAAAAGCATATCTAAAAGTATATAAATGCAGTGAGTACGCAGCCCGCGTAAACGGTTCAAAAATGCTAACAAATGCTAACATTAAAAAAGAGATAGAGAAATTGAAACAGAATAAACTCAATCAGAACTATTTAGAGGCAGAGGATATATTTCAGAAATATATAGATATTGCTTTTGGAGAAGTAGACGGATTTTGTGTGAGGACGCAGGATCAGTTAAAAGCACTTAACTGGCTGTCGGAGCATATCGGAATAGCAACGGAGGAGCAAAAAGCAAGGTTGGAACTGCTGAAAGCACAAAAACACAGCATACAGAAAGATGATGCTGAATCTAAAGACGAAAGCGTGGTGATTATAAACGATGTCTGAAATAAGGATAAGTGACATAATCATACCGAAATATCACAGGATTTTTAATGACAAAAGTGTAAAACATATAATATTGACTTCGGGGCGAGCCGGGACAAAATCAAGCTATGCTGCAATACGTGGAGATTATCAGCTTGTCACAGATGAAAAGGGATCTGTTGTTGTGCTTAGAAAGCATCACAATAAACTACGAAAAACTGTTTATAAAGAAATGCTGAGAGGAATAAAAAGGCTGGGAATTTCCAAAAGTAAATTTTATATTACAAAATCGCCTATGGAAATACAGTATATAAAAAATGGCAATACAATGTATTTTGCAGGCTCAGACGGAATCGATGATACAAAAGGTATCATTGATGAAGAAAGACCGATAAAGCTGGTTGTTATAGATGAGCTGACAGAATTTTTTGAGGACGGAGAGGGGGAGGATGAACTACTTAATATCGAGGCTACATTTGCAAGAGGCAATAATGGCGGTTTCCAGATGATATATCTTTTCAACCCTCCAAAGAATCCCAATTCACCTATTAATGAATGGTGTAGGAAAATGGAAGAACGTCCTGACTGTATTCACATACATACAGATTACAGGGATGTTCCTCAAAGCTGGGTAGGGAAAGATTTAATTGAATCTGCCGAGACACTAAAAGAAACGGATTTAAAACAGTATCGCTGGGTGTGGCTTGGTGAGAGTGTCGGAATTGATGAACTGATTTATTACATGTTCAACCAGGCAATGATAAAAGAGCCTGAGAGGGAGAAGTATCCGATAGGAATAGGTGTTGACTATGGACAGATGAATGCCACAACGTATGAGGCATTCGGACTTGATAAAAGCAACAGGAAATTTAAAGGCCTGAAAGAATATTATTATTCCGGACGAGATGAGGGAAAACAGAAGTCTCCGGGAGAATATGCGGCAGATTTTAAGGAGTATTTTGAATTTTTAAAGGAAGAATACGGAGCGGCATCGGCGTATGTGTTTATAGACCCATCGGCAAAAGGTCTTGCGGAAGAGATAAGGCGAAAATGTCCGGAGGTGAAGATAGTGGATGCGGAAAACGACGTACAGCTTGGAATATCACGCTGTCAGAAGCTTATGTCTTTTGGAGTGCTTGATATATCGCCTGACCAAAAGAATCTCATACATGAGGCAGGATTATATGAATATGACAAGAAATCAATAGAAGCAGGCAAGGAAGTTCCGGTAAAGCAGAATGACCACTGCATGGATGCAATGCGATATGTTGTAATGGGAATGTGGAGGTATTTAAAATACTTTCTTCCGGCAGCAGAACAGGAGGACTAATGAATATAACAAAGTATTTAAAAGAGTTGGGATATGATACAGTAAACAGGAGTTTTTACACGCTTATAGCAGCATGGAAAAGCTGGTACAGGTCAAATGTGGCGAATTTTCACGCATATAAGGTGTATTCAGGTAAAAATTACATAAGGTGCAAAAGACATTCTATGGGTATGGCAAAAAAAGTATGTGAGGATATAGCGGACATGCTTTTAAATGAGCATGTGACAATAACAATATCAGACGAACATACAAGTGCCTTTGTGGAAGGAGTCTTAAAGGCAAATAAGTGGCAGCAGTTAGGCAATCAGTTTCAGGAAAAGAAATCAGCAACAGGAACAGTTGCATATGTGCCATATATAGAAAATGCGGAAGCGGAAAACGAAACAGGCAGAATTATAGAAGGAAGCGGAGATATAAAGATAGATTATGTCTCCGCTGAAAATATATATCCGTTGAGCTGGAGCAATGACGTGGTAAATGAATGTGCTTTTGTATTTCCCAAAACATATAAAAACAGAAACTATGCAGTGATTCAGATTCATGTTGTGGAAGACGGCGAATATGTTATCTACAATCATCTGGTTGAAACTACAAACGGAGCAAGCACGGAGATTGAACCTGACAAATGGAAGGACATGCAGCCATTTTCAGCCCTTGCACCAAAAGCTGCAACAGGCAGCAGTAAGCGGCAGTTTGTTGTTGATAAGCTAAATATAGCAAATAACTTTGATGACGATAATCCAATGGGGCTTGCAATATTCGCAAACGGAATAGACCAGTTAAAAGGCTGTGATACAGCATTTGACAGTTATGTAAATGAATTCGTGCTGGGAAAGAAAAGAATATTTGCAGGCATGGACACAATGAGTGAAGATATTACCGGAGAAAGAGTATTTGACCCTGATGATGTAGTGTTTTACAAACTTCCTGCAGAAGCGATGGAGGGCGGAAAACCTATTGTAGAGAGCAATATGGAACTGCGTTCGGAGCAACACAATAAGGCTATAAACGATTTCCTTAATATTCTTTCTGTGAAATGTGGTTTTGGAACAGAGCATTATAAATTTGAGAACGGAAACATAACAACTGCGACACAGGTTATATCCGAAAACAGTGACCTGTACAGGACGATTAAGAAACATGAGATTATACTAAATGATGTCATGGTTGAACTTATACAGATAATATGTCGTCTCGGCAATGTGCTTGGTGCAGGAGTAAAAGAGGATGCCGACATAAACGTAGATTTTGATGATTCCATAATTGAAGATAAGGCGACAATGAGAAAAGAAGACAGAAATGATGTTGCAATGGGAGTAATGTCACTTGCTGAATACAGGGCAAAGTATTATGGTGAAACACTTGAAAAGGCACAGAACAGCCTGCCGGAGCAGGAGAAGGTAATGGAGTAAAATGATATGGCATTAACACCGGAAGAAATGGAGCAAATCCCCAATGCAATATCAAATGCTTTTTCAGAGCTTGAAATAGGAATATTTGAGGACCTGATAGGCAGGATAAAGGAAAACAATGAGATAACAGGAACAGCGGAGTATGATATATTCAAATTGATACAGCTTGGGGAAAGCGAAAAAGTTATAAAAAATTATGTACAAAAGGCTTTAAAGATAACGTACAGTGAAATAGAAGAAATATTCGGAGATGTATTCGAGACAGGATATAACAGGGATAATGATTTATTCAAGGCTGTGGGTGCTGATTTCATAGCGTACAAAGACAATGAGCCGTTACAGCAGTACATAGCGGCAATAAAAGAGCAGACGCGTGGAACTTATAAGAATATAACGAACACAATGGGATTTGTAAGACAGCGTGAGGGTACAAATACATGGGTACCACTGACAAAGTATTACAAGGATTCACTCACAAGAGCAGTAATCGAGATTACAAGCGGTTCATTCAGTTACACGCAGGTTGTAAAGAAAATCATAAATGAAATGACTAACTCGGGAATACGTACGATAGATTATGCAAGCGGCAAGACGAGCAGAATAGAAGTTGCGGCACGAAGAGCAATACAGACGGCCGTT